CTTAATTTATCCCCACCGCCACTAGCACACTGGTCTGGGTTGGCAATAATTTCTTGACCGCTATAACCACTTTCACCATTTAAAACTTCCTTGCCGTTAATAATATAAATGGCTTCCCATTCGCTTTTTGCCTCTTTGCGTTTATACGGCACTAGGTCTGGGTGTATAACGTGACTGTCACAGCCAGTGCGCTGAAATTCTAATGGAATATTTTCTGAGTTGTGGCGTTCACAGTGCCATGTTGAATCTTTTTTGGCGGTTGCATGGGCGCAAGTTCTGCAATTACCTTGTTTGGTGGGTTCATTTTCGTGACAGAATGAGTAAGCTGCACAGAACTTGCAAAGATACCAAGCCTTGCTAGCACCGCTGCATGGTTCTGGCAGTCTATCGGATAGGGCTATGCGCTTTCCTCTTGCTACAGCTTTCTTAGCAACGTCAATATCAAAATGAATACGCTCTGTATGCAGCCTGTCATCGTCTTTGCAAACAGCCACATATAAAGCCCTTTTTAACTTTAACCCTAGCATATACACCTGCATCTGAACGTAGTGCATGGGCTTAGATGCTTGTACACCTTTCTTTAAATCTTCAAAACTCTTTTTGCTGTGGGTTTTAAATTCTGCTAAATGCTTTGTGTTTTCCGCAGTGGGTACGCCATTATGAATAACACCATCTACACTGCCAGATACATGGGAACCAAAGTCCACTCGGTTCTGGCTTCCATCAATATCTATACCGATTGCGCGTAAATCTGAAATGATTTGAGGTTCTTCTAAATGCCCTCGCCTAAATAGCCGCAGTATACGACCTTGGAATTGCTCTACAACGGCCCATCTAAATGATAGCCATAACCATCTATCGCAATGATGCCCAAGTCCCGAACAGCCTAAATGGGGTCTTGGTTGTTCTTGCCTTGCTTCATGCGCTTGATCTATTAGTGCTGAAATATGTTGGACAGGTTCTGGTATTTTTGCCATAATAAAATCTCCTTTATAGTAAGTATTGACGGGCCTTTTACAGCCCGTCTTTTTTATGGGTGTTATTTAGCCCAAGGTGGAGTGCCTGTTGCTGGTGCAGCAGTAGTTGATGAAGCAACGGGTGCTACTCCACCTTTCATTGCTTTAAAGCCACTTACATCATTTGAAGCATCGTACCCACCACTTGCTTCACGAATCTTGACTTTGATTTCTAACTGACCACCAATTAACTGGTCGGTATCTTCTACCGAAGCCAAGCCAATGGCCCTCATTAACTCGCCCAGTTGTTGGATTCCAATTTCTTGGGCTTTAGGATTAGGGTTGCGGATATTTAAGTTGCTAAATATAACTCGGCCCTCATGGGTTGGCCCTGTCACATTGTAACGAACTGCAATGTATTCCCCTGTCCCTGCTTTAGTGTCTTTTAAATCGGCACTACCTATCACACAGGTATACCAACCAATCGGTAAAGGCTCAAAGTTGTTTTCACTTTGTGGGATTTCGTTTGTGTTAAAAGATTGACCTAAATTAGCCATGATTATGCTTCCTTTTCTATAGTAAATGATGGGCGACCAGCTTTTGTGGTTACAGCCCCTAGTAATGCTTCGGTAATACTTTCATCGGCAGCTTTCCAGCTTGCCATGTTAATGGTTGGTGTCCAACGAAATAGTTCACCTAAATGGCTGGTTAATCCAGCATCGGCTGCTAGTTCTTGCAACTTGTCCCCATCAACTTTATTGGTTAGCCGCTCAACAATTTTAATGTTGTAGCCTTTAACGCTGATTGATTTAGTGCCGTTAAAATGTTCTGGCGCAAATTCTTGAACCAGTTGATCTTCTATCAAACGTCTTTTTTCAATCGCGTGTTTTTCATCGGCTTTTGCGTTTAACCAGTCGTTATAGATGCTCACGATACACCGCCAATCTTGGCAATAATCTCCCCAAGGTCTGGCGTTTCCCAAGCCTCTAACTTGCCACTGCGGTCTTTAGCCAACCATAGGCCGTCTGAATCGCACATTAATGCCCGTTGAGTTTTGCCTTCTTCATCTTTTTCTATCCTAAGTGCTAACACTTCATCGAAAAAATACGGCAGTTTTTGGGCCGTCTTGTTGCCGGGCAATGACGGGAAATAAAGCATTCTGCCCATCTCGTCTTGTTGCTTTTCTAGCTTGGCGGTCATTAAAACGTGCATATTTAGGTCTCGGAATGCCCTAATTATTTCGCTTAATTGGACATCCATTTCGCCATAAGCTGCACGACCATCTTTATTAACCTTTTTTTCGTGGGCTAAAACGACTTCTGCAATCTCTGATATTGAATCTAAAACTACTGATTCAAATTCATCTGAATCTTGCAACCAACTATAGGCATCGTGTAGATCTCCAATGTTTTTTATTTCTATAAAAGGTATATTGTCATCTTTCAATGATAACAAACCATCTTCCGCAGATAGAACAACGGGTTTGGGTAGCGTTTTAGTTAGGGTTGTTTTACCAGACCCTGCTTGTCCATACACTAGAACTTTCAAGCCTTTGGCGTGGATATCGCCTGTGCTTTTTAATAAAATTGACATTATGTTTTCCTTTTTATAACTTCGGTTGGAAAAATTCCGTTTGAAGTTGTATACATTATAGCCATTTATTGGTATATTTAAAAGCGTTTTTATAAATAAATTTACATAAAGGGAATAAAAATGAATCTTGAGTTAGTTAAAGAGCAGCTTGAAGACTCCAATCTTCGCAAAGTTGCCAAAGCATCTGGCATAAATTACAACGTATTAACACGCTTAATGAGGGGCGATACAGACCCTAAATATTCCACTGTGGAAGCACTCTACAACTATTTAGAGGCGCGTGAAAATGGCAAGAATATTTGATCACCCATTTAAACCTCAAGAAGCACCAAGAGCCGAGCCACCCGAATTTCAGTTAATAGATGCTATGAAAGCATCTGGTCTAACACCACCAGCCCAAGTATTCTTGGATGGTAAATTACACCGATGGGCTGGCAGTGGTAAGAAAGACAAGAACAGTTGGTACTGTTGTTTTGCAGATGGTATCCCTGCTGGCAGATTTGGTGATTGGCGGCTAGATTTAGAAGTGACTTGGAGAGCAAACGTAGGGCGTGAACTTAGCAGTGCCGAGCAAATGGCAAATAGCCGTAGATTAAGCGAAGCCAAAAAAGTCCGTGATGCAGAAATGGCTCAGAAGCGTGAAGTTGCCAGCATTACAGTGGAAACAATCTGGACTAAATGTACAGGCTCAGAAGATACCCACCCATACCTACAGCATAAAGGCGTTAAATCTCACGGCTCACGCGTTACTGGTGACGGCAGACTAGCACTACCATTATATGGTGAAGATGATAGCATCAGCAGTTTACAGTATATAAGCGCAGAGGGTGGCAAGCAGTTTCATTCTGGCGGTGCAGTGTCTGGAAAGTTCTGGATACTTGGCACTATGGACGAATCAGGGCCATTATTTATAGCCGAAGGTTTTGCAACCGCAGCTACTATTACCGAAGCCACTGGCAGACCTTGTGTGGTTGCCTACAGTGCAAGCAATATCCCAGCAGTAACTGGCATAATGCGAGACAAGTATGGCATAGGGCAAGAGTTAATCATTGTTGCAGATAATGATGAACATGGCGTTGGTAAAAAGTATGCAGATCAAGCCAGTGTTCGTTCTTCTGCTAAAGTAATTATGCCACCAACCCTTGGTGATGCTAATGATTACGCGCAAGAAAAAAGCAGTGAAGACCTATTATTGCTTTTAATGCCGCCAGCCAGCAGCATTTATGAAGTTCTTAGAGTGGTTAGTGGGGACTCACTATCGCCAGACTACCAAGCACCAGACGAATTGATTCAAGATATGATCGTTCGTAAATCTCAATCAATGCTTTATGGCGACAGCAACAGTGGTAAAACATTTTATGCCCTATCAATGGCCCATGCCATTTGTGAAGGTACTCGATTTATGGGTAAACAGGTAGAAAAGGGTGTAGTCATTTACCTAGCTACCGAAAGCCCATCCAGCGTAATTAGCCGAGTTCAGGCCATTAAAGACTTTCATCAATGCAAAATGGCAAACCTCTTTATAGTGCAAATTCCCGTTAATTTCTTCACCAGCGATAAACACGCCACCGAAGTTATTGAACTGACAAAGCAAATAGAATCTGACACTGGCGAAAAGGTTAACCTTATTATTGGTGATACATTAGCCCGTATGACCGCAGGGGCTAACGAAAACAGTGGTGAGGATATGGTCCCAATATTACAACGCTTAGATGCTGTTGTTTACGAGGCCAATACCGCATTCTTAACTATTCATCACAGTGGCAAAGATGCTTCCAGAGGTGCTAGAGGTAGTTCAACCATTCGCGCCCATATAGACACTGAAATAATGGTGGTTGAGGAAAATGGTCAGCGTACTGCAACCATAACAAAGCAGCGTGAATTACCAAGCAAAGGCGTAGAAATCCCATTCAAGTTAGAAATTGTTCAAATGGGCATATCTAAGTTTGGCGAAAATGTCAGCACTTGCGTAGCCATATTTGACGATGAAGAGCGTGTAAAGAAGGTCAAGAAAGATTCTAAATTGGAGAAAAATAAGAAACTAATTGAAAGGGCTTGGTGGTCAGGTGGCGCAGAAGTGCGTGAAGTCGGTGGTGATAATAAGCCTTACATCAGCCGATCAGCCTTTAAAGAAATGTTAAGAAATGATGGGTTAACCGAACCAGTTGTTAAAAATTATATGAAGCCTTCGTATGATTCTGGTCCAGTTTCCATTCTTTTAAATGGTGAAATAATAACCAATCATGAGCATGGTTATATTATTTTAGACAACATTTTAGCCTCTGCATTTTTGCTAAGAAAGGGTTCTTAAAGTGGGTACAAAAAGGTACATGTACCCTTTTATGTACCTTGTACCTTTTTACGCATTATATGTACAAAAAGGGTACATAAAGGTACATATACCCTATAGGGTATGTACCT